CCCAAGACCTTCAGCGTCTTCGGTATTCATACCACGACCAGTGGTATATGCTGCTTGAGTAGCATTCGAATCTGGACTTAGCAGACCTGGATTGTTACCAGATTGTGCTGCAGTAGTACCAAAACCAACTGCTTCGCCAGTCGCTGCACCCTCATTTGCAGTATAACCATTTGAATGGAGATCAAAGTTATCTCCTTGAGCAGACCATGAAGAATCTGGCTCATTAAACAGTGCTTCTGTACCGTTTTGAGTTGCGTAACGTGAACGCATCGCAAAGATCAGTCCAGTAGGACCGTTCATTGGTTGAACACCTGCGAGGTCATAAGCGACCAAGTTAGGCATTGAACGTCTGATCAGTGAGATCAGAACTGGATCGAAACCTGCAACAGGTCCAGCTGGGGTTGCACCACCACTGAAACCAGCAGTTGCTCCACTTGAACCAGTGTTAACATTTGGACCTTCGTAAAGGAACTCACGCTCTTCACGGAGTTCTCTTTCTTGGTTCTCTAGCAGGATAGCAGTTACCGCTCTACGATGTGAATCTTTGATCGGATCCATTCCTTGATAATCAAGGATTGGTGCCCACTTCTCCTGCAGATGCTCTGCATTGAACATTTGCATTTGATTTACCTCTTTAAAAAATTGTTAGTTTGAGTCTTTATAATTTAAAAATCACTTTTTAGAAACTCTTCCCAGAGTGTCAAGATAAGCAGCCATTCTTCCGCTAACAACAGGTTGTTGTTCTTGGAGATCTGTGCTTTCTGTTAACGTCTCTGTTACATCTCTTTGAGTACCAGTTGTTCTGGTTGGGAAATATGATTCCCTCAGAGTCACCAGTTTCTCACGATAGTTTGCTTCACTATCAAACTCAACATTTTCGGCAAGAGAAGCGAGTTTGTCCTTCTGAGTAAGTGCAAGACCCTCAGCGACATCTGCAAAAATTACATCAGCAACTGACTCTGCTAATCTTCTATTGAGAGCAACATTTCTTTCGATTTGCTCGTTGAGTTTTTCTTCCATTTCATCAAGTTTATCTACCATACTCTCGATTACATCATATCTATCTTCAGGGATTGTTACATAATGATCTTCAAAAAGTTGCTTCATTCCATTGAGGAATGATTCAGTCATTTCAGTCTTAAGACCGTGCTCGACTGAAAGTGAATTCTCATGAATCCACTCATCAGCAACATACTCAAGGTATGCATCAACACGCTCAGTAAGACTTTCTTTAATAGCAACGATCTCTTCTACGAGTGCTTCTTCATATGAAGCTTGAAGTGATTCTTTAATTTCAGCAACCTTAGATTTGATTGCTGCCTCAAAGATGGTGCGTGCTTTCTCTTGGAATTCCTCAGAAAGCTCCTCACCCTCAAGAAGGGCATTGACATCTTCTTCGATGTCAAACTCTTCCTTCATTTCATCTTCATCTTCATCTTCTTTCTTTTCGTGCCCTTTACCTTCTTTCTTCTCACCCTTTTCTTTCTTACCTTCTTTGTGAGGAGGTTCATCTGTCTCTTCTTCGTCGGCAGCCTCAGAAACTACTTCCTCTTCAGTCTCTTCTTCTACAAGATCTTCTTCCTCATCAACTTCTTCCTTTGCCATAGTGGGCATAGGTTGTGCTGCTGCTGCCTTTGCATTCACAACATTTCTAACTTGAGCGAGAATTGCTGCAGGATCTTTAAGTTGTGCCGAATCGTCATCTGGACGATAATTGTCTACGGTAGGCCCACCTAAATCTTCCCAACTACCTGTTTGTCCGGCAGGAATGCCAGTTTCTAGGTGTTGCATTGGATCGGCAAGTGCAGCCCCTTTGGTTACTACGTTTTCCATTTCTTGTAAATTTCTACCAACGGACATTTGTTTTTTTAGATTCTTGTATATAATCTATATTTATTTATTAAATTATAAATTTGAAAGAAATTCATTAAAAAGATTTAACTTATGTTCTTCAAGTTTTCTTTGATCAACTAGGGTGTTGATTCTACGTTTGGTAGATTCAACAAGTTTTTCTCTAAGAATTCCACCATCCCAAATCCACTCTTTACCTTCCATAATTCCCTGAACAAAAGCATCGGGAGCAGAAGGATCAGCAACGATATCAGCCGCAGTTGCTAACATAAAATCTTCACCAACAATTTTATGACCTTCATTGGTCATCTTCAATGATCCAACACCGCGAGAAGAAACACCAAGGCAAACACCTTCACCAATAAGAGATTTTGCAATCTTTCCCATAGGTGTTTCTAGAAGTTGTGCCTTACCTATGAAGTTTGTTCCTTCTGCAGTCAGAGAAACAATTTTATGAGATACACGATCAAGATTGACGGTAGGACCGTCAGGGTGGCCAAGTTCTCCTAAAGCACGACCTTTATTAATGAAAGACTCTGTATATCTTTTAACTTCACGGGAGAGTGTTTCCATTGGATACATTCTTCCATTACGGTTGCAAATATCTCCTTGAAGGAAGATGCCTTCAATGTATAAATTCTTTTTATTACCTACTTTTTCGGTAATGAATTCTACTTTTTGAATTTCTTCTGTGATGAGTTTCATTTTAGTTAGTGAATGCTACTTTATTTGCTTTGATTGCTGTTGAAGTCCAAATAACATCTGATCCTGTTTTTTGTAAAAACTCAACAGATTTAGTAGGCATAGTAAAATATAATGAAGTTCCTGCTCCAACTACGGTACTAATTGCTACAGTAACATCACCACTATGAGTGTTATATAACCGCACACAAGTTGCAGAACCGATACTAGTTGCTGCTCCAGCTGAAGCGCCGGTTGTTACTTCAGTTTCAATAATTTTTGTAAGTGACATTATTCTTCTTCCTGATTAATGTTATCGGAATCAACCCCACCGAATAATGAAGATGCTACTTCTGGCCTCAAATCATTTATTTTTTCAGCAGCTTTGTTGAATAAAGCTGCCTTGATAGCATCACTAATTTCTGCAGGAGAAGCATCAGTAACCACTAAGTCTATAATATCTTCCATAAAAGTAATTTATATATCTATGTTTTATTTATATTTCTGCTTTTTTAATATCTTTACGCATTTCGGAATCCATTGTTGAATCATTTGCGGACATATTTTGTTGGTCTGGAGTTTGACCTAAACTCATCATCTCCTGATCAAGTCCTTGATCAGTTGGTTGAGGTAATGGTTGTCCAGTTACAGGATCTATAGTTGATGGATCCGGAATAATCCCCTCTTCTATTTCATTTTCTATTTGCTCATTTATTTCAATTATTTCAGTATCTGTCTGTCTTAAAATTTTAGATCTTACATATTGTACGGAATAATATTTTCCAATATAAGGTTCGATAGATGCTAATGTGGACAATCTGTTATTGAGTAATTCTGATTCTTTTAGTTCTGCAAATTGATTATCATATAAGAAATCATATTGAATGTGATCACTAATTCTCTCCCAGTCTTCGGGGCTTACTACATTTTTAAGGATCAATTGAGTCCTTAACATATCTGTAAATAAATTAGCAAATCTTTTTCTCAATCTCCCAACAAACTTTGCAAATTTTAGTTCATCCCTCAAAATCTCTGAAGATCTACCTAAATTAAATCCACCATCACTCGCAATTCTAGATTCTGGAACTCCTAATGCTCTATAAAGTTTTTTCTGGAAATATTCAACATCAGACAGTTCTCCAAGATTTTGACCACCTGGAAGAGTAGTAATTTCAGTTCCTCTGCCACCTTCTCTTCTTGGAAGCCAAAAATCTTCCATCATCGACATAAACTTTCTATCATCACGAATTTCTCCAGTTCCCGCATCGTATACAAGTTTATTGCGGTAACGGCTCATTACTTCCTTTAGATATTGTTCCGCTTTTACCTTTGGTAGGTTGCCGACATCAATATAAAAAATTCTACGTTCTGGTGCCCTTGATAGTCTGTAAATCACCAAAGAATCTTCAATCATTCTCAGTTGATTGAGTGCTTTAATTGCTTTATGTAAATATGATAAGACAGATCCTTTATTTCTATCAACTAAACCAGAATTAATGTAAGCAATAGAATCTTTTGCAATTTTAATTGATTTTTGACTACCTGATCCGGAAATCATTCCAGTAGGATATACTGGAGATGGTGTATACATGAAATATTCTTCGATTTCTGGATAGAACGCTTTCTGAGTCTCTCCAGTTTTTAGATAATTAAAAACTTCTTTCTTAGAGGTCTTTTTTTCTTGACGAATATACCTCATCTTCATTGGATCAATATATCTAAGTTCTTTGATCCCTTCTTCTGGTTTTTTTACATCAATAACTTTTAGATAATAAAGTCTACCATCAATATACCAATTTCTAAAAATTTCATGACACTTTTTATCAAAGTCAAGTAATTCTTTGATAAAGGTAAACTCTTCTCTGATTATTTTTTTAATCTTATCACTAGCATTTACATTAGATAATTCAATTTCTACGGGCGAATCATACAAATCACTAACTATAGCTTCGTTAACAACATCTTCGATGGCATTATCACATTCGGGATGAATTGCCATCTCCCGATATCTTTTAATTAAATCGTGCTCAGAACGATAAACTCCT